TGGCGTAAGTCTTGGTGGTTAGATAATGCTGACATACCTAAAGAATGGAACTTAGACGGTGAACCTAAGCCAGAGGTAGCACAAAGTGATGCTAACGATGGCGTAGTACCATTTTAAAAGAAAGGAAATAAAATGATACCTAGTGCATTTAGAGGGGTAATCGTCCCCGCATATGTAAAAAGTAAGACACAGTTAGTTGCTTGGGCATTGGAAGAGTTTAAAGACTCAGACCCTATAACTAACTGGGAGTTTGTAAGAGAGTTATACTGCCATAGATTTGGTGGAATACTCTTTAACTTAAGAGCAGAAGGTTATGAAATAACTACACTGCCAACAAAAAAGAAAGGCTTAGTCAGTTACTACTGCACTAAAGTACCTTCAAGAACTACCATTAGCTAATGATAGAATACATTTTAGCAGCGTGTCTGTATGTAACAATGCCGACACCTGCTGATATGACTGAGTATCGTGAGTGCCGAGAAACAAACTATATGGTGTACTTTGTTGAAGAATGGTTGCCCACGGTACAAAGTTATTTTAAAGAGGAAGACGTTCTGCGTGCTTTAAGGATTATACATTGCGAAAGTAGTGGTAGACCTACAGTGATAGGGAATAACTTTAACGGGACAAAGGACGTTGGACTCTGGCAATTTAACGACAATACTTGGTCTTGGTTAAAATCTAAACTTGGTATAATAGGAGAACGAACAAATCCAGAAGTTGCTACAAGATACGCAGCTTGGCTAGTCTACAATGATGGCTGGCATCACTGGAACAGTAGTAAACATTGTTGGAAGGGAACTAATGAATAATGACGAATACAGTTATAAAGTTAATAAAAAATTATTGGACGGTATTGAACAATGTTTCAATTACGTTTGTGAAGATTGCGGTAAAGCATACATAACAGACGTGCCTTGGGACTTGAAATGCCTACAATGTGGTCACAATTATTATAAGGAGATAATATGAGTAAAGAAAAAACTAAAATAGATATAGATAAAATTAATATATTCACGCACCCTAGATACATGAAAGTATGGGGTTCACAATTTACTAAAGCTTGTGGTAGTGATACATTTGGTGTAGCACCAGACTTGTTAAGACTTAATTTTTTAATGGAAAAGTTTGTAAAAGATTACAACTTTCATATGGAAGAGTTATCAAAAACACATCAAGCTGATGCACATGTTAAAGATTACAGACGTTTAGAAGAAGAGTAGTGTCTGTACCAACATACAGACCATTACCTAAATATTTAACTATACAACCTAGCAAAATAGAAGGTCTAGGTCTGTTTACAATCAGGGCTATACGAGATTTAGAAACAAGCATAGGTGTCACGCATGTGTTTATGGATGATAAAGGACAAGTAATACGTACACCTTTAGGTGGATTTATAAACCATAGCGAAAATCCTAATTGTGAAGTGAAACGTTTACATGGTACATATGTAAATCATTTGTTTCCATTACGTCCTATAAAAGCAAACGAAGAAATCACACTTAAATATACTATGTATGATATTGATGGATAACTTGTCACAAATGCGTGAAGCTGCTCTAGAAAGGGCTGGAGGACGCTGTGAGTGGGCTTACTGTAACGATAACAAATGGTTAGAGCTAGCACACATACATGGTATAGGAATGGGCGGTAACAAGAAACGTAAGTTTGATATGGATAATGTAGCTATATTATGTAAATGGCACCACGATGTCTATGATGGTAGACAACAGAAGGGTAGTTCAGTAGCTTATAGAGCTTTGTTACAAGGTTTTTTAAAAAGAAAATACGTAGATTAAACTGTCAGACGAGACTAATAACCTGATTTTTTCTTTCCTGGTGTATCTTTACCAAACTTTTTTGATTTATAAGCTGATACATTTCCACCAGTATGTAACTTATTATATTGATTGTCAAACGTAGATTGCATTTTACGATAACCAGCAGCTTGTTTAGCTAACCACTTTTTATCACCAAAAATATCAGCATAGCCACCTTTTTCTAGTTGACCTATTGTATGCTCAAACCCTGTAGCTTTTGAACCTGCTATTTTAGTAAGCATTTTAGCTTGGTATTTTCTTTTTTCTAATTCTTTTTTACCAAGTCCAGCATATCCTTTACCTACTTGATATTTGTTAGGTATTTTTTTAGCTTTTCTCATTAGTAATTTAACTTACTTCCTATGTTTTCAGTATTTCTATCTTCCCATAAAGGAACACCTGTACCAGTATGAAACTGTGTACCACCAGGACCTAATGCACGTTTAGTACCTTTATAAATACCTTCACCAGCAGCTAATGCAAGACCAGCTATGTTTATACCTTTAGATATTTTTGCAGCTTTAGCCATATGTGCGGCGTATGCACCTATAGGTTTTCTAACTGAGTTCTGTATTTCACCTATACCTCTTAATTGGTCTAATCGTTTCATAGTCTTTGGGTCTAAACGATGTTTTAAATCCATCCTAACTTGTATAGGGTCTCTAACCATTCCTTTTATACCAAAATTATTACCTATTCGAGCAGTACTTTTTATAATAGGTGGTTTGTTTAATCCACGTGTATTACCTATAGGTTTACCTTGTGGATTAATTGTACCTCCACTTGGTTTAGGAGACCAAGAATTTCTAAATTTAGTATCATATACAATTTTTTTATCTGATACTTTTCTAAAAGGTGCTATGTATTCGCTAACCATTTTTACTTACTAACTGTTATTTGTTTCTTTGCATATGTTTTGATTACTGCAAGTGCAGCACCGCCACCAGCTAACGCAGCTAACTGAAGTACTTCAGCATCTACACCAACTAGAGGAGCGACTGTTAACGCACCAATGAACGCTTCAACGAAGGTCCAGCTAGTTCTCTCTATCATATCTTTAAGTTGTTCACTCATTTTATAACTCCATGCTTCGTTCCAAGGAGTCCACGCTACGTCTTTTTTAAACGTCCCATCAGAATTTCTTTTTCTCTTAAATCTTTCAAGCATATTATGCCTGTGGTTTCTTGTTGTATAGTATATCATCAAAAGTTTGCTTCGGCAACATACTCAACATTGACAATGCAGGGTTTAATTTAGTAGCAGTTTTAGCAATTTTACCTGCACCGTATGCAAGACCTACTGCTTTTCTAGCTTTTGCTGCTAATGACGCATCAGCTTTTAACTTAGCATCAGTTGCTCTAATACCTACACCTTTGTTAGTAGATTTACCTGAACCTACACCAGATGTAGGACGTGCAAACCTTCTACCTAGTTGTTCTTCGTAAAGAGTTTTACCTGTTAAACCAGGACCTTGTACTTTTTCAAATACGTTAGGAGTTTTAGTACCTTGACCAGCTACACTATCTTTTGTAACATTATAATCTCCTGTTTTATATTTTTCACTTCTTGTATCTTCTACATTTATATCGACACGAGTTTCACCAGGTCCTCTATTAACATCACCTTTAGGTGTTTCAATAATGTTTGAACCTTTTGTTACTTTAGATTGTAATTCTTTATCTATTTTAGAAATAAAGTTTTGACGAAATTCTGCTGCATTACCAGCTTTAGCAAGCTTTTGCATTTCTGGTGACATTAACTTTTTAGCAGTACTAAATTTACCACCTTCAGTTCTTGGTGCATTAGTTAAACGAGAATCAGATAATAATTTTTTATCTTGTCTATCTAACCAACCTATACCAAAATCTTTTGAACCAGCAATTCTATCAGGAGAACTACCTATCTGACCTTTATATTCTGCATACTTTACTTCTTCACCTGTAGGTCCAGATTGTACCATACTGTTATCTCTAGGCTTTGCGTCTAAAGATGTGTAACTTACTTTTTTAAGTTTGCCATCTTCAGGGTCTTTAATAACACGTTCCTGATTAATAACTTCGTCTGCTTGTTTACCAATAGCTTCTGCTTCTTCTCTCATTAATCCAGCTACAAGGTCTGCAGTAGATTTGTTTGCTCTATCTGTTATGTATTGCATATTAGAAGAAGTTCCATATATTTTTTTACCAGATTTATTTTCAACAAAACTTGCTTCGTCTAGTTGTGTCATGCTTGGAGTTAAATCATTTGGTATATTATTTAATGTTCTTTCAGCTTTTTCTACATTTAAAGTATTACCAAATTTTCCTGGTCCTTCTAAATAATTATTTACTTTAGTAGTTTGTGTTACAGGTCCTTTTGTTACTCTATCTTTGTCATATAATTCAATTTTATCATCTATAAAAAAAGAATTATTTTTATCAGTTAATCCTGAAATACCTTTAGCTTCTGGATTTTTAACTTTAGAAACATCTTCAGTAGCTAATGGAAGGTCTTCTGCTACAACGCCAGCAGTCTTTAATCTTGTTTCTATATCTACTACATCATCAGATTTACCCATTACTTGTTTAAACTTTTTTAACTCTTCTTCTCTTGTAAAAATTTCACCTTCTAAATAAGCTTTTGATGCAGAATACGTAGGATTTAATTTAGCTAATGGTACACCACCAGTACCAGCTTTAGAAGGTCCTTGTAACATAGATTTACCATACATTTGTTCAGCTTTTTTCTTTGCTCTACTAGCAGAATAAGTACTTGGACTTACTTCACCATAACTAGCTAATTGTTTTTTTAATACATCTAGTTCTTGTTCCATAGCAAATGTAGATTTTATTTGTGTTGATTCACTGCGAACTCTACCTGAACCTTCTGTTATTTTTGGTGCATTAAATCTTTTAATTACATCTAATGCTTGTGATTTACTTATGTTTATTCCTTTAGATTCAAAAAGATATTTTTTAACTACGTCTGGATTATTAGAATTTATTACATTTTCAATTTCAGTTGGAACAGCATCACGTAATGGCTTGGAAGCTATAGCTTCTTCTATAGCAACTTGGTCATTAGCAGCTTGAAATGCATTTAATTCAGGTGTATCGCTACCTGTTTCTCCGTAATCAAATTTTATTTCTGATTCATTTTCTACAATATCAGGTAATCCGTCTTCATCACTGTATAGTTTGTTGCTTACTTTATTAATAGCCATATTAATCTATCTTTCTGCCGTCTAGTTTAGCAGACATTACTTGAATTTCTCCACTTATCTCTTGTAATTTGTCCATAACTGTACTTGTAAGAATAACATCATCACTAGACTTATTAGATATTTCTTTTACATCTCCATCAAAATCTATATATTCTACTTCTACATCAAGTTCTGCCTCTATTGCAGCTGCTACACGAGAATAAACAAACTTATATGCGTCAACACTATTGCCTACAAACCCATCTTTAGCTATACGATTGTTAGTTTGTGTATTACCTAATATCAAACATCCAGCTGTATGCTCGTCTGTGTTACCTGTATGCCATAATATATACTCAAATCCTGGTACATCTTGCACATGTATCATACCTTTATGAAAAGTATTACCGTATTTATTAAGATATTTATTATGAAATCCACCTTCTTTACGAAGCTTTAGTTTGTATGTACCAGCAGGAATACGTGTTTCACCCCAGACTTTAACATCTCTTTGTTCATCTTCTAATGTGTATGCTAGAAATGTACGTTTGTTTTGACTAACTTCAAATAACAATCCTGATGTAGCGTCTTTACCACTACTAATTCTTAATACTTCATACTTCATTATTCATTGGCTCCCACACAGCACACCAACCATACGGTGCTACTTCTTTGTAAAATTTAATACAATAATTATTAGAGTAATGCATACAATTATCGCAGTACTCTCCAGGTTTAGGACTATTGACAACATATGCTCCAGGTAATGCCATTACTTTTTCTTCTTTTTAACAATACGTTTGATTTTTCCATTTTTAGTTCTAGCAAAAATATGTGTTTTAGTTTCTCTGATAAAGGTACCACTATAAGTTTTACCTCCCCACTGCCAACTTACTCTTTTAGCCATATTACCACTTAGCCTTATCTGCCCAATAAGCTGCAGACATCTTGCCTTTTTTAATATTTTTAGCATGACGTGCTTTAAATGATTTTTTTCTAGCTTTATCTTTAGCTGACTTAGGATTTTTACCTGCACCAGATACACCTTGTTGACCAAATCTAATTAGTTTAAGTGTATGTCCTTCTTGTGCTAATACTACATGTGATTTAGTAGCGTGTTTAGGTGTACGTTTAGGTTGATTAACACCTTTTAATCCATGTTTTTTTAATAAATTTGCTTTTCTTGCGTTATGTGCCATGTTACTTTCTCCATCCTAAAGTTATTAACCATATTACTAATGTAATTATAGTAGCAAGACCTGTTACTTGTTGTGCTGAACCTGTCAATGTAAGAGTAGCAATAACTAAACCAACAAGAGTCCAACTAAGGTTAAGTGTTTCCTTAATTGCATCTATTATCCAGTTACCTAGTTTTTTAAACATTGCCTCTCCTATATAC